TTTTTTTGACGTGAATGTGGAACCTTTGGGCAAAACCACATTCCTGCTTTACCACGCTGCGAACAGGGGTTGCGTGCAGTAGCGTCCGGCGGGTGTTAGCCCCAGTGACGAGTCGGATTACCCAAACACTGAGGAGTGCTACCAATCGATGGAAAGGTTGTGCACGGAGGGGTGAGAAACCATCTCTGGTTGGTCGCTGAGAATAACCATCTCACAGATCTCTTCAAGGTCCACCAATCCGAGGTCGTATGTCTCCATGGCCCAGTCGCGAAAGTCATCATCAGAAACGGTGACCTTCTCATCCTTAATGGACTGGACAATGTTGGACAAGTCGACGCCTGCGGTCTTGGTGTTCCAAGAAAGTTCGTCAAGTGACATTTTGGTGTTGTCTTCATTGACGTAGCGACACAAAAAGAAATCGCGAAGGAAGGGGACATGGCGGAACTCATACGCATAAGAAAGCGCTTTTCCTGCCATGTACTGAGAATGTGTCTGGTCCTCTTTGTATATTGCCCTGGCATTAAATCTCGCGATAGCCTTACCAACCAACGGAACCATACAAGGGTTCTCGACGTCAGTGATAAGGCGTTTCGAGAGAAACGTCGCACCGCCCCGCATGCGGGGGGCTTTGGGTTTCAACACCATGCGGAACCTGGCTACCGTTGACTTCCACTTCTCCAAACACATCTTCTTGTCGGTGCGCGCAAGAAGATCATCCCCCAAAACAAGGGCGATAGCACGCAAATTCTGTTGTTGGCACGAAACAACAAACATGAGAATGTTGTAAACAGAATTGCGTGGTGTGGTGAACGTGGTGCCAGTGGGTAACTGGTTCTTGAGGACAGCTTGGACCCCCATCTTGAACGACCTGACCTTGAACCTGTTGTTCTCAAGGTACAGTCTGCGTAGCCACAGTGGCATGTTGATCTTGGCAAGAAAGCGATCGAGAAGCAAATGAACGCCTTTCCGTTGGTGCTTGTCGTTGGCGCTGTAATCGCCTTCCACTGTGTGTGGGTACTTGCCATTGTCTTGTTCGATGAACCTCGCTAGAGTGGTGTCCGACTTCTTGTATGCGGTACAAAACTTCACTCCGCCTAGTACGTTGGTCTTTAGCAACTCCTCAAGGCGCTGCATTGTGGCCATCATGGCGGGTCCAGTCATTGCGTTGAAAACGTCGTTCCCCGCATAAATGACTCGCGCTGCCCAAGTTGGGTCATTGCGCTTGAGCAGAACTTCCTTCTTTACGGACAGGTCTTTGGTACCCAAGTAACTGTAAGTTGCTTGGTCGACCTGCTGCATGCCAACCCTCATACGATCCACCTTTTGAGAATCAAACTTCGATTCCCAGGCTGCTCTGTCGTCGGGGTTGTCGTCCCATGCTGGGAAGTTACACTCAATGCTGTCAATGACGGACTGTGCGGCAACGAACTCGTCGTCCTCTATGTCATCCGTGTGACTGACGTTGCACCTCTTGTTGAACGCTGCCATGAACGACTCGAAATCCTCTCCAGTAACGACGGGAACCTGTTCTGCCAACAGGGGCCCGCACTGGTTGTGTGGATTGAGCATGGCTGTGAACCTCATGGGTGCTTCATCGTTGAACGTGCAAGGTACCTCCAACTGCCACGTGCGCTCAACTGTAACCCTAAGGCCACCGTCAAGGTCGTAAACGCTGGGGTCTTCTTCTGGCGCTGCCTCGTGACTAACTGCCACGCTTGGTCGCGTGCTCGCAACCCCCGTGCCCATCTTGCGTCTCCTACGCATAAAATGACGGGCACGGGGCATCAAGTGTTGTTTGTTTGTTTGTTTGTTTGTTTGTTTGTTTGTTTGTTG